GTATGCTGTACAAACTTATTACCATAAGGTGTTATGTTTCCTAAATCTCTTAGATTACTTGTACCAGGAAATTTTCCAATCCATTCATCGTGATTTGTAGTAATACTCTGCACGTGATCATTAACTTCACCTAATGTAAATGAACTTATGTTTTCATTAGTTGGATTTCTTTCTAAGTTAATAGGAAATTCATAGTGCCCATTAGCATTTTTCCTTGTAGCACTTCTTGTTTTAATTACAAGTATATCTCCTTTTTTCAAAGGATTAATAAAATTAACAAAAGCAATACCATTTAATCTTAAAATTGTAAAGTCAACTAGATCTTTTTGATGTACATCATTAACATATACTCTATACCAAAGGTCATTTAAGTCTCCGCTTCTATCATATACATCGATAGCAAAATCATTTGTTTGGGTATCAACAATATACTGCCTTGCAACTAATTGCTCACTAGGAACATAACCTTTTTCCCAAGGACCTACATAATCAAATGTAGTTCTATCTTTGTACTTTCTTAAAAGTCCTACGTCTGTACTTGCTGTCATAACATCGGTACCGCTTTGATACTGATATGTTTCGCTAGATATGTTGAAATCAAATACAATATCACCTGTATTTTCTAATGCTCTATAGGTTAAAGGAAATCCTAATTCAACATCATTTGCACCAGTACCTTTTCTATAACTGAAAAGTTTACTACCTTCAAATGTAGTGCTTGGATAATATGTTGTATTTGAAAAACTATAACCGCTTGAATCATATAGATCAAACATTGGTGTTTGGTTAATTGCCGTCTTAGGTTGACAAGATTTCCATGTAGTGCCGTTATACCACCATAAGTTACCTTGTTCTGTAAGACCTTTTCTAACCATTACAACTTCATTTTCTAATGGAGTAGTATCTGCTTCTTCAACTAAACTAATTTGTCTTACGTTGTTATGTGTAATAAAGTTTACTTTATAAATTTTACCAGCAACCATGCTGTCTGTGTCTGCGGCAAAAAGAACTCTCATACCATGTACAACTTCAATGCCATCAATGTTATAGCCTATGGATCCTTCAACAGTTGACATAGCGTCTTTTGTAAATGTATCAATTAAATCAATATCTGCTTTTGCAACTGTACCGTAGTTGTAAAGTTTAATGTCAGCATCAAATTCTATAATAGGACGTTTGGCTCTACTTGCTTGATCAATCTCAGCAGTAATACCATTAATAGATGCAGTAGTCTCAATTACATCTTTATGGAACCATCTGTTATATCTTGACCAACTGTTTAAGTTTTTACTTGCCTTGTTAATACAAATATAATCTTTTGCTTCTGCATAACTGTTTGCATTACTAAAAGGAAATCTATCAAAGTTTTCGCTATCAAACAAAACAGGTTTGTCAGTAGCATAAGAACCAGGTATTTGCAACTGGTTAGTATCTATAAGTGTAATTTCTTCTCCTACACCTTCTACATACCATTCACCTTTGCTATACTTTTCAGGTGTTACAGTTCCTTGAAAATATACTTTCATACCGTTGGACAATTTTTGCCCGTTGGACATAGTATAATTTTGTTTACCTATAATTTCTGCTTCTACATCTATTTCACTATTTTCTACAACGTCATATATTTTTATAAGTCCACTTGCATTAATATCATTTCCGTTGACATAATATAATGTATCAGGTGCATTTAAATCAACCTCAAATGTAATTTTTCCTACATCAGTTGTACCTGTACTATCATCTAATCCTGTTGTGTATAAAACTTCTGCATCTAAACTACGTGAAGTTCTAAATGTTAAAGGCATACCAGGAGCATTTATATCGAATGTATAAGTTTGTCCTCTGTATAATTTTAATGTAGGATTCGATGTTAATCCGTCTGGAGTAAAAAGATAACTTTTGTTATCTATATTATCTTTAGACGTTACAGTGAATTCGCTTTCAATATCTTTTGCTTGGCCGGCAATACCTATACCAATAGGTCCATTTGGTAACCAATAATATTCTCTAAAGTTTGTAAACTTATCCCAATTAATTTTAGGTGACCAACTATAATATTCTTGTCTATTAAGAACATCAGCATTTTCAGTAAATCCGCCAAACGCATTTATTTGATTTTTGTAATCATTATAGTCTTTGTAAAAATTAACGTTTGCTAATTCATCTTTTACAATTACTGCTGGCTCTAATTGATAATTTGTTCTATCCTCAGAAACATCATCTACGTAGGTATCGCTTTGGCTTCTTGCCTTAGCAATTCTTCTGCCATAGTAGGCACTGATCTTTTCTGCTACACCTGGATTTAATAATTGATCTAGTGTTGCACTTAAAAACTTTTTATTAGAATCTGTACGAAAGTATCTAGGTAGGTGGTCAGCACTTGATCTTTGTGCATTGTCACCTACTGGTAATGCTGATTCGTTTTGGTTTTCATTATAAGCCATTAGTAACCGCTACTCCCACTACCGCCAGAACCGCTTGATCCTGAACTACTACTGCTTGAACTTGTTGAACTGCTTGAACTTGTTGAACTGCTCGAACTTGTTGAACTGCTAGTTGAACTGCTTGTAGTTGTTGTAGTGGTTGTAGAGTTATATGATGTGCCACTTACAACACCTTGTACAGTTGTTGAACTTGCAGTAACAACATCTCCAGTTGCTTTAATTCTGCTGGCTGTGATTGCGTCAATAACTTCAACGTCATCAACTGTTGCACCGCTGATGAAAATTTCATCACTTTCTGATTTAATTTCAAACAAACTTCCGAATGCCTGTGCTTCTTGTTTAGGCACAATAACCAAGTTTACAATATCAGGTGCAACTTGATTCATAATGTAAGTACTCAATTCTGCAAAATGGAATACGTCACCAAAGTCCCAATTTTCAAGTGCAAAGAATTCATTGACTGCACTAACAACCTGTGCTTTAATATCGTTGTCGTTTACAACTTCATTAGGATTTTTTACAATTTTAAATGTAGCCTGCATATCAGTTTCTGCTTTTGCTCCAAATAGTATCTTATACTTAACTGGATGATAAATTACGTCATCACTGATTGATTTTATTTTGCTTATATCTGAACCGTAACTATTAAACAGTTGATCACTGCTTGGTGGTAAAGGTTTTGCAGATATAACATTGTCTAAATATAATCTAAAGTTTGTATCATAAGTTTTTGTTAATAGGTATACGTCATTAATGTTACTGCTACTTGGATCTATTCTTGAATCATCATCAGCAGTATGTACATAATGGAATTTTAATTTGTCTCTACCAACATAAGCACGATAGTCTGTAGTTAATTCTAATAAACCAGCAGTCTTATTATACTTTTTAAATACTTCTGTTTGTACAATGTACCATATCTTACCATCAGCAAATCCACTCAAAGAGCCAATTGCACTTTCATTTGCAACAACACTAATTGTGCCTGCACTATTATCAAAATATTTGTAGTCCTCAATATTATCTGTTGTAATGTATTTTTTAGTAAACACCCATTTTGATGTTGAATTTACAGTAGGTGCTACAATTTGATCAAATGTTTGTGGATCATCTACAACCCCGTCATCATCTGTATCATAAAAACCAACTTCTACTTTTTTACTATCAATATATCCTTCTGGATCTCTATATTCTTTTGTAACTTGTAAATTATGATCTATATTAAAAGGACTAGTACTGTCTGGTTTCTTATTAATAGATAGTACACTAATTTTGTCTTTTACAATTTGTCCTGTTCTGTTGTCATAAATTTTGTTTATGCTGTCATAAAAGAATCTAATTTCTTGACCGCTTTCAAACACATAACGTAAACCTCTATATTCAATAGTATACTTTTCACCGTCTGTCTCAAATAACAATAACCAAGAACTATCTAACTGTTGATTTGTCACATCACCAGTTTTACCTGTTGAAAAGTCACCAATTACATCTAGGTTATTTTCTGTAACTAAACGCCATTGCCTGTTTTGGAAGTCATAACGTAAACCAAAAGTTTTGTAACTAAAAATTTGTTCAATAATTTGTGACTTCACATCATTTACAAGAGATTTTGCAAACTTAGGTCTAATTTCACTTAATATTGCTCCTGTTGGTATTTCATCATTTAACACAATAGGTCCTGAACCATCTGTATTATTAGTTCTACCATCGCCATATACACTTATTACTTTACACCATTTGTAATCAACTGCATTGGCGTGATCAGTACTTCCTGTCATTAGTGTATGACTATTATCTGCCATAAAGTGTTGTCCTGACGGTGCAGTAAATTTAATCAAACTTCCTGTTTCAATAAATCTTAAACCACTGCCTGTAAATGTTCCAACTTGGTAAGCAGTTTTGTTACTATCTGTAATTGAACCTGTACTCATGTTTGTTGCGTTACTTACTTGATGAAACTCTGAAAGTAAATCTGCAACAATAATTTTAGGAAACTTGTCATTGTAAAAATTAATTGTTTCTGTATTAGAAAGTATAGGTGTAATTACATTTTCAATAACACCTTCTACATCTGTTCTTGTATTAAATGTAAAACTAGTTTTGCGTACTACATCTTCTTTATATACAACACCGTCTGTACCAATTAAACTTGTATTAGAATATTTTCCTGTTGCATCTAATAAATCATAGTATCGTGAAATACCACTTGATGTTCTGTTAACACTTTTAACTTTAATAATTTCTTGACTTACAGCCAAAGGAGCAACTTGGTAATCTTCTCCTGTAACCATTCTGTTCTGAGTATAATAAGTTGAAGGTGCATTGTTTCTAATACTTTCGTTAGATTCACTTAAACTTGCATTGTCAATAGTATATTTTAAACTAAATGTAATATTTAAATTTTCTTGATTGCCTGCTTTTGTTGTGTAAGGAATTGATGCTGTAATGTTTTGCATATCTGCAGGCACAACATTATAACTGTCGTTTGCACTTGTTCTGTAATAAGTTCTAAATGATCCTTGCGGTAAATTTCCAAATGTTCCATCTGAGAAAATTAAATCAACTGCATCACCTGTTCGTGTTAAAGCCGCATAAATGTTTCTTTGATCTTTTCTAGTTGAATTGTATACAATATTATTTCCTTCAACTGCATCAACTTTAGTCCATAGTTCATCTTCAGCACCAACACTATTAAGTTTGTATAACCAAACATCAGCATTGTTAATATTAGATGCTTCAATTTCAATCTTTTGATTTGTGCTTGGTCTTGTTACATTGAATTCGCCTTGATCTAAAATACCTTGTCTAAAGTGTACAAAAAATCCACTGTTACTAGAACCTGCACCTCTACCATCATCTCTATATAAGAATGCTAAACTATTTCCAGGTAATGGTGCTTCTTCACTAATAATACCATCTGAAACATCAGTTGATACTATTTGAAACTGTAAGTTTCTTCCATCAACATTTTTACTAAATGTGTAAACTGGCACATCAGAATTACTTGCATTTAATCTGTATTGATCGGTAGGAATATCTTCTACTAAATCTTTTTTAATTGGTCTACCATATGGACTGTTAATTGGTAATGATGCATTAAGCACTCTTTCAAACTGTTCACGCCAGTTAGGGTTACTTGGATCATTCCAAATTATTGTTTGTCCGTTAAGGTTAGTTCCGTTACTATCTATTACATCTTCACTTGTAGTAATACTTTCCATTTTTAACAAACCGTTAGCAGGTATGTTACGTTTAGGATTGTATGATAATAATCTTGCTAAACGTAAAATACTTTCTCTACGTGAAGCAAGTTCTAAAAAGTTTTCTCTAGCATTAAGGTCAATACGGAAAGCAATATTTTGACCTAGGAAAGCAATTAGATCAATTAATGCTAGATACTCACTAGATTCAATGTAGTCATTGAAATCTTCTGGATAATTTTGTCTAAGATAGTTTATCATAGTACGACGTAAATTGTCAAAGTCGTACGATTTAAAATCAGCATTACGGAAAGATTGGTATACTTTGGACCAATCCTCTGCTACTAATAGTCTGTTTTGTCTATTTGTTGATGACATTTGCTTTCCTTAATATTACTATTTATTTTATATCATTAACTACGTACTTAAATTATCCCGTTATCTTCGTCAAATGTTAAACGCATTTTCTCGCTGATATTGTAGGGCAAATAAGTTAAATCGCAGTCAATAATTAGTCCACTTTCATACTGGTCAAGTACTACTGAGTTTACTGTTACTCTTGGGTCACTGTTTACAATTTCTGTAACATTTTGTACTATTGCTTCTTTCATACTTTCTGTTAGTGGTTCGTATAAAGCGTCCCAAATAATTGTTCCAAACTCAGGGTTTTCTAATTTTTCTCCTTGTCTTATATGAAAATGATTTATTATATCTTGTTTGATAAGGCCAATGTCAAAGAGTGTTGCACTATTGCTGTCAGGATTGACTGTGCTTAATCCTCTATAGGCACGACTAGTAGTTGTAGGCGAGTCTTTTTTGTTGTTAGGACTGCTTACTTTGATATTTTTATATAAATCTTGTGCCATACTAATATTTACCTACTCTATGTACTGGTACTTTCTTTCCTAAATGGGTCTGGTGTAGGTTCAACAATTACGTCATTTCTTACTGTAACTATGTTATCCCTATCTGTTTTAATAATTTTAAATGCATCTGGATTCAAGTTTTCATGATGATTCCAAGGTTCTGATTGCGGTGAACGTTGCACTAGGACTTCGTTTATGTAGTGGCCGGGTAAGCCATGCGTAGACAGGGCGGACGCGGTAGCGGCCGTAGCCGCCTGCGGTCCATTCATATGGATTTCCGGAGCGGTTTCTGTATGGTTGCCTCCACTGAGTATATCTGTTGTACTGCCTGCTGTAAAAGAATTAGCACCTAGTGTATTCAATTCTAAATTTCCTGAAGTTGTAATATGTGTAGTTCCACCTACTAATAAATTAGTATTGTTTTTGGATTCTAGTTGTATTCTACCCACATCTGTTTTTCCATTAATGCCTAGATAAGATCCACTAGCCTTCATGGCAATATTTGCACCTGCTTCAATAGTGATATTTCTTTGTGCGTGTAAATTAAAATCTGCTTCTGTGTTTAATGAAATACTGTCTTTGGCAAATATATCAATCTTACCATCTGACGTTAATTCAATCCAAGCAGTACCTTTGCTGTTTGCAATATAAATTAAATCTTCTGTGTTATGTAACAGTACTTGATGTCCTGTTCTAGTACGCAATCTTACGTGTTCATTAAATGGTAGTGTAGGATCTCCATCTGTTTCGCCAAGCATAACTTTTGCATATTCAGGTGGACCACTACTTGCATCTTTTTTACGTAAAAATTTATCGTCTCCGTCATCCATTACAAAACTTGTACCACCAAGTCTTGCTCTGTGTATATTTGTGTTGTCTGCTTTTGTACCTACTCTACCCATAGGCGCACCTGGACGTTTGTCTACAGGGCCAGGTGTACTCCAACCAAATACTGCACTAGGAACTTCACGTCTAGCACTTGAACTAGTAATACCTCTTATTTCATCTTCTAGCAAACCTTGGTCTTGTAGGTTTTGTGTAAATTCTTTTTGATATGGTTTTAAAAACTGTGAAGGATCTTGTCCTTGATGCTCTCCAAGTTTGTTGTATTCAGACGCAGGAAGTTTTTTGCCTTTTAGATCATCTGGTGTACCTTCTGTTGTATATGTTGTTGCCGCTTCACCTGGCATACCAAAGTTTTGATATCTGTCTTGTACACAACCTAACCAGTAACATTGATTAGGATTACCTTCTGCAAAAATAACAAGTACAACTGTGCCTACATCAGGTGGAACTGCCCAGAAACCATAACTCTGTTGAGTGTTTCTATAATCATCATTTTTTGTAATACCTACTCTAGGTGTTTGCCCTGCAAACGGAGAAAGATATCTAGCACTATAAACGTTTGATGCTTCTTCATTAGGTCCGCCAGTTGTGTTGGATTTCATCAACTGTACCTGAAGTGTTCCCATGTACTCTGAATCAAGTAAATTAATTACTTTGGCCAGATAGGGACCTGCAGATGTTTCTACCTTTTTATTATACGTTACTAGATCTTTTTCTGCCATTACGTTGCTATACTTTCTTTACCTGTATCTTCAGTTGGATTAACTTGATCTGATCCTTTTTCTTTAGTATCAAGATCTTGTTGGTTAAGCATTCTGTTTAATTTTAGCGACTGTCTAAACTGTCCGCTTTCAAATATGTGTTGTAACTGCATAACCTGATATAATCCACTAAATTCTCTTACTACCATTCCTCCTGATTCATCTGTGTCAGTTGGAAACTGCATTAAACTTTGACCTGATGCATAATCAAAAGGTGTTCTAAAGTTTATTATAATGTATTGGTTACTACGCACATGATCTATTTGTCCATTTTCATCTTCAAACCATGTAGTGCCTTCAGCACTTTGATAATTTCCTGTACCACTATCACTTAAAAAATATGGATCTCCCATAATTTCTAGATCACATTGTACCATATCAGCATTACTGTAAACCAATGCTTTGTGGAATGTTCTTGCAATTACATCTTTGGTATCCTGTGGAACTGCTCTCATTCCACTAGTAATTACCTCTACATCTGCTCCTACCAACGGTTTTAGAGGCACTTTAGGTTTATCTGGGTTACCTTCTTTTTCTTTTACTGTGTTACCAAGATCTTTACCGTCACCCCTGGCATTGCCTCCTGGATTCTGTTTGGTTAAAGTATCATCACCTTTGTCTAATGGTGTAGGTGTTAGGAATCTGTAATTAAATTTTAAATCAAAGTTTAAAACATTTTTGTTTTTACCTGTGTATAGATAGTTGTATTCTTTGTTTACACTTACTAACAGAGGTGTTGTATCTGGTGCAACATCAGATGGTGACATCCAAACACTTGCATGAACTCTGTATGGTAAAACTCTAAACACATAAATTTTAGGTTGTCTACCTTTTCTATCTTCTACTTCTTTGACAGGTACATTAAACACCATTGACTGCACCATAAACCAAGGACGGAAACCATCAACAACTTTTTTGTTTAGTAGTTCTTTTCCATACTCACTTTGCAAAACCATTTCTTCAATTATGTTTGTAATCTTAGTACCTTTTTCAAATTTAAATGCACGTTTGTCAGCAGGTATATAATTTGATTTTTGTTCAAAGGCTTTTTTCTCAGGATCATAAACTTTACCATATCCTGATTGTAGTATTTCTCCACCTTGTAAACTATCGCCTACTAGTTTACTTTTACCTATGTCATTTAATTTTTCTTGTTGTAGTGCTTGTACTTTTACTGCTTCACTTATATTACTACGTTTTACACTTACTCCTAGTGTATCTTCAAACCATGCTTCAAAGTCCATTCTTTCATTTTCATTAACTTTTTCTCCACCAACTGTTGCATAGTATTCTTGTGCAGTCATTGTTACACCATCTACTGTATGTTCTTTTTGTGTTTCTAATTTTTTACTTTGTATTTCATCTTCTCTAGGGAATAATATAACATACTCGTCAGCAAAAGTTCTTGTTTCTTCTTCTTCACGTTTAAGTAATGTTGTATTAAGCACCGTGGTTAAACTTTGACCACCACTCTGTAAAATTTCTGATAGTTGGTTACCAACAATAGTAATATCATGAGGAATTTGAATTACACTATTTGTATATGCTGTTGAATTCCAACTGATAAATGTACATTCATAAACACTTCCACTAGCATCAACTGACATACTAGTATCACCAAATATCATAGGTATCTGTCTTTTACCTACTCTTTGTGTAGTGTTTACATCTGTGTGTCCAATAAATTCTACTGTTAATAAAAAAGGAGCACCAATATATGTTTTATGTCCTGCCATTTGTGCGGCTATCTGTGCCGCTTCTAAAAACTGTCCCATGCTGTATGGCTCAATAACAGTAAAAGAACCTTGGTGCATTTGATTCATTCTGGTTCTTCCATTTGGTGTTATCACAGAATCAATCGTTACACTATTAATAAAGTATTCTACTCTACCGCCTTTTCTTTCAAGACTTGTAGTTGCTTTTCTTTTACCAACTGTGCCTGTACCACCACCGCCTTTGATAAGAACAACATTAGGTTCTTTACCTTCAACCATATATGTGTTATCAGGATCTCGTAATTCTTCATTAGTTAAGCAATACAAACTCCAGATATATTGCATACTACGAAACTTTTCTAGTTCGTTTGATTTAATATTTGTTTTTTTGATAGATTCGTATTTTAGAGTTTTTGCTTTTTTAGTTTCTTCTTGTGTTTCAGTTTGTTTTGTATAACTGTTCTGATTTACATCAGCATCATTTGAGTAACTAGAATTAGTACCAGGCTTGGTAGTATTAGTAGTAGTTGATCCGCCAAGTTCTTCTTTTTCATTTTTACCGGATTCAGCCTCTAGCCTTTTCTTTTTATCTTCTATTCTTTTCCATATTTCCTCAAAACATAATTTGAATTTACCTTATAAACAGTTTTATAAAGGCGAATATATCCAAGAATTAGCAGAAAAATGTTTTGAAAATTTTAAAAATATATTCAACTCTCCTAAGTTATCTAAAGA